AGTGCTGAAGGTGGTGAGTTTATGGAGATCGTTAAGAAGATGGTTTTCCAAGGTAAACCTTGGGACGAGCATAATCGAAAGCATCTTATTATTGAGTTGGGTGACGTTATGTGGTATGTAATGCAAGCTTGCAAAGCATTAGATGTTTCAATCGAAGAAGTAGTAACAGGTAATGTAGATAAATTAAAGAAGAGATATCCTGGTGGAGAATTTAATGTCTACCAATCAGAAAATCGTAAGGAGGGAGACCTATGAGGGAACAATTAATCAAAGCACTACTTGCTCACGCACAAGGTGACATACAGAAACATGTAGCAAATGTTGAAGTATATTTGACTAATCCTGCAGGTATAGGAGAGCATTCAAATATTGTAGAGGCAATTGAAACAGAACTGGATATGATTGCAAAGTACCAAGATCAGATTGACATAATAAATAAATATTTTAAAAAGTAAATAGATGGCTAATCTAGTCACCTCTGAAGAAATACTACCACTACTCCAACCAGTTCTTGAAGATGTTGAAGTTGAAGTCTTATCAGATTCATCAACCATATCTTTAACAAAATTTACATCACCAAATAGAGCTGTTGTAAGAGAGGCAGTTGAAAAAACTCTTAAAGAAAATAATATTATATTTGGAGATTTACCACAATCTCTAGCAGGATCTTTTGGTGGAACTGAAATCTATACTTTTGATATGAAAAAAGTAAGGTTTCAATATAAACCACCAGCTGGTGGAGGTACTCGTGGTGGTACAAGAGTAGCAAATTTAGGTGAAGGTTCACAGTGCATATACGCCGCAGTTGCATTTGGTTTGGGCAAAAATATAACTCAAAGAGATATTACTAAAACTAATATAGAAAAATATAAAAAGAAGTTTGATATTGATAGTACAGTTGATCAAATACTGGATGACTTACCAGAGATATGGATGAATTCGTCAATACTTGGAGCAAATAAACTTTTTGATAACTTTTTTAAAGTAAATGGTAAATTTACTTTTCATAAAGCAAGTAAAGACGCAGGTAGTAAAATTGTAAGAAAAATAAATGAACTATTTCAAAAATTTAAAAAGGATGAAGGACTATCATTAAACATCAATAAATGGAATCCTGCTGATTTTTGGTTAGTGTCTAGTGAATTTGATGTTCAAATCTTGGAAGATGAAAAAACTATGGAGGGATTCAATCAACAAATACAAAAACAATTACTTGCTAATAAATTAATTGGAATATCTTTAAAACAGATGGCAGGAAAAGCAACCTTAACAGTTAATAATGTAGAGAGAAATAAAAAGTATGAAAAGAAATATAGTGGTTATGAATTTAGTAATAAATCAATTGATGGATATATTAAATTAACTGGTAATTCTAAATTACAATTCAGAGCAACGCAAGGTCCTACAAGTTTAACAGGTTGGCAGGGTGAAATACAGGGAGGATTAGCTGCTGGTGGTAAAATATCATTAGGTCCATTCAACATGCTCCTTCGAGCACATAAAATAAAAGAAATACCAACTAATGCTGCAAAACGAGTAAAAGATGAACCAGATAAAGTATATGAAGAGATATCATATGGATTAGAAAAATTTGGTAAAATGAAAAAGGCAGAGATAACTAAGTTTAAAACAAACAAAATAGTTACTAATCAATTTCTATATTCTAAATTACAAGTGGTTCAATTAATTAAAATATTTGAAGTTACTTTGAAACAAAAAAAGAAATTAAGAAACCAACTTGCTGAAGATATGTTTTTATACGCAGCGAGTTTATCTAAATATTCATCAGCATTCTACAAATTATTCTAATGGACATAGATCAACTCATAGATTCATTTGACTCTGATGAAAAGAATAATGGTAGGAGATATCGTGAGTTCTTATATCATTGCTTCATGAAGTTTGAAAAACATATTAAAAAAATTAAATCTAAAAAGATAATAAATAAGTATGAAACTATGAGAAAAAATACTCTTAGTTACTTAATTCAAAACGAAAAAGAGATAACTTTAAAATTATCGAGATGAAATCTTTTTTCCAATTCCTAGAATCTAATGCTGTTCAACAAGCAACCCGTATGGGTCTTGTGAGTGATGGTCATGGAGGATGGTACGATAAAAAAGGTGAGTTTGTCGCAAAGACAGAGAAAGGATCATTAAAATTTTTTAATAAGAGACAGAGAATAGGTCAAGATCCACAGTCAACAGAAAGAGAAAAAGGTTTATCTGGTGTGCAACCAGCAGGTGCACAACAAGTCACACAAGAACCAGTTGCTAAGTTACCCGAAGCACCACCAGAAGTTGAGAAAACAAAAGGAACATTGACTGTTGCCTTTGGTAGATTTAATCCTCCAACAACAGGTCATGAGAAATTATTGAATCAAGTTGCCAAGTCATCTGATGAAGATGACTATATCATTGTGCCATCAAGAAGTCAGGATGCAAAAAAGAATCCATTAGATGCTGATAGTAAGATTGGTGTTATGAGACAAATGTTTCCAAAACATAGTGAGAAGATTGTCAATGATCCTGCTAATCGGACTATTTTTGATGTACTAAAGAAAGCACATAATGACGGATATTCTGGTGTGAGAGTCGTAGGTGGTGCAGATCGTCAAAAGGAATTTGATAAGTTAGTTAATAATTACAATGGCAAACTATATCAGTTTGATAAAGTAGAGGTTGTATCAGCAGGTGATCGTGACCCTGATGCTGATGATGTTACAGGAATGTCTGCATCAAAACAAAGAAAAGCAGCGGCAGAGGGTGATCTTAAATCTTTCATGAAAGGTATTCCATCTTCAATGGAAAAGAAAGCAGCAGAAGATTTATATAAGAATATTAGAAAAGCAATGAATATAAAAGAGGGTTGGAATCTTTGGGAGATCGCACCTAAGTTTGATTGGGAAGGATTACGTGAAAACTATATTGGAGAAAAGGTATATCAAATTGGTCAATTAGTTGAAAATTTAAATACAGGTTTAGTGGGACGTATTATTCGTCGTGGAGCAAATCATCTTATTTGTGTTACGGAAAATAATTTCATGTTTAAATCATGGATAAAAGATGTATCAGAAACAAGAAAAGAATCATATGATACACTTACAGATACATCAGGAGTTCCAGCAAATCAAAGAGAAGTTGGCACTGATTCACTACGTAAATACACCGAAACTATGGTGAAAGGAAGTGCCTACGGAAAACATTTCCTAAATAAATATAGGAAAAAATCAAAACAATAAATTGATGGACAAACCAGTGGCTGCTGCTCCAACAGGAGCGAAGGAAAAAGTTGAAAAACAGGCAAGACAACTTGCTTATGATGTAAGATATAAAACGAAGCAATCTATGGCTCAGAAGAGTGGTGGAAAGTTAGATCCTGCACAGGTTCAGAAAGCTTATATGTCACAACTTGCTAAGTCTCCTGCACCTCCAGCAGTAAAGTCAAGAGCAAAACAAATGTTAATGGGAGAGGACTATAAGAAAGACCTTAGTAAGTTAGTATCTGATAGTGCTGCAGCTGCATTATTTAAAGTATTTGTTGAACATCATCAGAAAGATGCTAATGGTAATGTAATTGAACATGATGAAAATCCTAGACCAGAAGAAGAAATAGCAGATGATCTTGCACCCAGTTCCGTAGAAGATATAAACGAAGAAGAGAAGTCATATAAGGTAAGAGTCACAGATAAAAAGACAAGTAATTCTTATGTTAGAATGGCAACTCGTTCAAAGATTGCTGAACTTCGCAGTAATCCTAACATTTCTTCAGTTGAAATGACTGAGTATGGCAAACCTACTAAGTCAGAAAAATATAAAGGTAAGCAAACTGCCAAAGCAAAAGGTGGTGGTGGATTAGATCCAGTTGGTAAGGAAGATGGTGATGTCAATAATGATGGTAAGAAAGATGGCACTGATAAGTACCTTATGAATCGTCGTAAGGCAATTGGTAAAGCAATTGCAGCTAAAGAAGAATATTCTTGGAGAGATGGTTTTGCAGAACTGATTGAAAAGAAACAAAAAGAAGAAAAGAAACTTACAGGTGAGGGTGTTGATAATAAAAAACTTATCAAAGTTTTCCCCGATGATGTTAAAGAAATGTACGGTAGTGCTGCTGGAACAGGTGCATCAATGGCAAAAACACCAACACCAACACCTGAGAAAAAACCAGATCCTCAGATCGCATCTAAGGAAAAGAAACAGGCAATGCTTAAAAAGCAAGTGTTGATGAAGAAGTTACAGGCAGTTCGTGCAGGTGCAGGTTCTGATATTACATCTTCTCATGAACCACAAGGTGAAGTTATACAAGAGAAACCAGATATTACAGACATTCTTGCTAGTTTAGAAAAGAAAAGAATAAGTAAGGGTGGTGATCCTGACGCATCTCCATTCGGAAAGAAGACTGGCAGAGCTATGAAAGCAAAACAGGATGAAATAAGAAAAAAAGCAGGTATGTCGGAAGGTTCATGTCCTCCAGAACAAGAATCTTCGGGAGAAATGGGTGACATAACTTTTGATGCAGGTGGTGCGATTCCTACAACTATCAAGGCTATTGGTGATCCAAGAGAACTTGAAACTGCGATGAAGTTAAAGAAAACACAACTTCGTGCGTCTGGTCTTAATATGTCTCATGAACTAGAGGGTGATGAACTTAATGAACTTAATAAACAGGAGAGAATGGAAACTGCTAAAAAAGGTGGTGGTGGAGTAGGTAAAAGGTTTGCTAAAAAATTACTCGGTAAACAGGCAGCTGGAAAAACAGGTAAGATGGGTTATGACCATAGAGGAAGAGGAAATGTCGGTAGAAGAAACATTCAAAGATTTGAGAGTGATCCAGTAAAACGCACAGAAGGTAGTCTTGATAAGAAAAGAAAGCAAACTTTTAAAAAAGTAACAGTTTTAAATCCTAAATCTGGTTATAGTAAAAAGAGTGATGCTGTTGGTGCTGGTAAGAAAATTACCACCAGAAAATTAAGTCGATCTGGATCTGATTTCCAATCTGATTACGGTCCACAAAAGAAAGCTTCTCACGGTAATACACAGTCTGATCAAGCACAGGCACAAAGAGAAGCAGAACACAAGAAGAGAAGAGGTGTTAAAACCAAAGGAACAGTCGCATCTGATATCAAGAAATCCTTAAAGGAAACTAATGCAAATGAAGCATATGTTGTAAATCAGGCAGACAAAACTGCTAACACTCCTGCATACCAAGGTTATAAAGCAGGTAAGAAAAACCAGATAACTGGTGAACCTCTTTATAAGAAAGGTAACATGAAAGAAAACTTAGTTACAATTTCTAATATCAATGTAAAACCAAGTCACTACAAAAGTGAAAAGGATTTGATAAAAGATATCTTAAATAAATGAAAACATTTAAACAATTCATAGGTGAAGAAGGGTACGATCATTTAAGAGATCGAGGAATGATAAGACCATCTAAGGATAAGAAAGATGCGACTACCATGCCACCAAGTAAAGAAATGAGAAAAACACAGAAGGTAAACAAAGGTCCTTCTGCACTTGAACGTGTGAAATCTGATCTTACGAAGAGGGGAGAGAAGATTATGGATTTAGGTAAAAAGTAATGCCAGCAGTTTCTAAGAAACAGCAGAAGTTTTTTGGAATAGTTCGTGCCATACAGAAAGGAGAGATGGCACCGACCACTCCTGAGACTGCGAAGGCAGCAGAAGATATGAAAAAAGGTGATGTCAAAAAGTTTGCATCAACCAAACATAAAGGTTTACCTGAGAAAAAGAAGATAGAAGAAGACAGACAGATTAAAAAAATTATTAAACAATTACGTAAGTCTGTCAAATCACATGACAAACAAGCAGACACTCTTGAGAAGAAATTAAAAGAGGAATCAAATCCTCGTATTCCTAGAAAGAAAGGGCAACCTGCTAATTCTAAGAAACACTCTGACTTGTATACAGATGAAAATCCTAAAGGAACTATTCACGGACTCGGTTTTAAGGACGAAGCTACTGCTAAAGCATCTGTCTC